CCCCTTCATAAAAGAGGCAAGCTCGCGCATGTGATCCCACACGCTAGCCTTGGTTTCTTCTGGGATGTCGTCCTCCAGAGCATGTGGTTGATTATTACCACTAAAAGAGCGGTGCGCAACTTCGTTACGCATTTTCCTTGCTCGTTCCTTCATTTTGCGCTTCATCACTTCCTTGTGATTAAAACGCGATGAATCCTTCTTCTTGCGAGTATACCTTTCAACTCGCGATAACTTCTCATCTCCTAAATTAACCGGCATAGCCTGGCTCGTGGAAAAACTCATAGCAGTGATTTACATGAAATCCCTGCCATAAGTCTCCACTGACGCTGATAGTCAGTAAAGACAAATGGAGGCAGCACTAGGGGCATATTCCTCAAAAGAGGCTTACTCCTACTTTCATCGAACGATAGTCCCTCAGCGAAAAGGGTCGTTCTCCAGTAAAGACATCATCATAAAAGGCACACATCAAGCGTGGACCATCGAAATTCATCAATGTCGCAATAATGTACCCAGTATAACTGGTTCTCCAAAGAGCTTCGTACGGGGTTGGGGTCCTGAAACTAATCGTCCCCCTGGTTTGGAAGCTTTAAGCTTGCCATTCAGCCAATTTGCTGCTAGCGGGTATTGGCACCCAAATCGATGAGCTCGAAATACTGTTGTTGATTACAACTTTAAATCTTATGACATACGAGGCGTGTCACATAATTAGTAAACGCACAAAAGGGTTGTCTGGTATTACCAAAATATGGTGAACGGATCCCTAACACATAAAAGTGCTAGTATACGTTGCTTTTCTCGTTCCAAGTTAAAAACAAGGAACCCCCAAAACCAAACAGGGGTGTGGACAATTTTTATTCAATTAAATGTTCTAAAAGTACTATCTCTCTATCAATGGATCTACTAACGTATCTCATAGAAAGAATAAACATAAAATCTAAACAGAATGTCTCTCAAACTGTTTGTGAACTTATCGCGTTCAAAACGTTTGTAAAATAGATAAGTCATCAAAAAACTTAGCCTGGGCGGAATCAATATTTACCGACCAGCACATAAGTTCC